GGTACGGCAAGTGGACAGATAAGATATAGTGATGATTATGGTTCTACATGGATTGTTGCTAGTGATTCCGTTGGCGGTGGTTCTCTCTTGCGATATAATAATAAATTTATTGTTGGATGTGTGAGAGATACTTCAGCGACAGTAGTTGCGTTCAGTCAAAATGGAAAAGATTGGTCAACACCTACAACAATTGGTTATTATGGACAAATCGAAAGTATGATGTATGGAAATGGTGTTTTGGCTCTCGGAACCTATCCAAATCTATCGAATGTTGCCTCCATTGTTATTAGTCGTAATGATGGACTTACATGGCAGGCAGTTGGAGGAACCGCGGATACAAATTATCATCATTATGGATCATTATGGACAGGAAACGCATATTTATTCAATACAGATGCCTCTCATAATATTCAATATAGTTATGATGGAATTAATTGGTCATGGAATACAGATTCGGCTGGTCTTAGTGGAAAACAATTGATGTGGACAAAACCCCATATTGGTTATGTTTCCATTCAATCTCCAGTTGTAATTATTGGAACAACAGCAGAATCAAGTGGAAATATGATTGGTTATTCCGAAAATGGTTTAAATTATAAGATGATTGGTGTCTCTCCAATCGATACAGTCTCTTGTATAGGATGGAATGGATATATATGGATTGCGGGAGGTGAAGGCTTATATCATACATTATGTTATTCTGTGGATGGATATGTATGGGAAGGTATTGGAAAAACGGTGGTTTCTGGCTCTCCGATAGCAGATATAAAATGGAATGGAAAATATTGGTTATTAATAAGTGTGAATGGTTATTATGCAACATCAACCGATGGAATTGTTTGGACAGAATGTGGTAATTCAGGAATCGATATGTCAGGACAATGTATTGCTTGGAATGGATTCAATTGGTTATCTGGAGGTGTTGATGGGGTGTTAGCAAAATCGACAGATGGAATCTCTTGGACATCGATAACACAAAGTATACTTGATGTTACAGTGAATGACATTCAATGGATAGGAGACCGATGGTTGGCTGTTGGAGATAGCGTTTCAGGAAAAACAATTATGTATACAACGGATGAAACTGGCACGACTGGTTGGACAGAATCAGGGTCAACCACATCTCTCTTCACAATAGCAAATAAAATTCAATGGAATGGTAAAACCGTGATGGTGGCAGGACAAGGAACAAATACTGTTGTGACTAGTACAGACCAAGGAGCAACATGGACAGGATATAGTATTGGTTCTTATGGAAATACAATTATATGGAATGATAATTATTGGATTATGGGAGGAGACCAAATAGAATATTCGAATGGTGTAGATATTAGTTGGAATAGTTTGCCAGCGGATAACAATATGTGGTTATCTGTGAATGCGATGGCGACAAATAATAAATTGGAGCCATCTACTGTGGTTTTCAATACGATTCCTTATAGACAATATGATACAATGCATATTAATGGACCTCGATATTATGATTCATTTTTATCGGAGGACACAAGTATACAAATGAATATAATTGTATAAGAGAATAATAAAATATACGAATGAATACTGCTATTATTCTCCCAATAGCGAGAGAAATAATTACAGTTCAAGATGCTGTAATATTTGATAATGTTCTCAATGAGAGCAGTATGGATGATAATATTCCGTATTTAATCGGTCTCTCTTATTCTGATTCTAAAACAAATGAAGAGCAAATAAAATTATATTATGGGGTGAAACTGATATTGCATATAGGACCTGTTATACTTATTGTATTTTCATCTCCGATGATTCTTTTAGATACGATTTTTTCTACAGATTATTTTCATTCCTGTGAGTTGATTCTCTCGGAATCTAGAATAACGATTGATAAATATTTTGTAATATGTGGATTGTTTGAAACAGGGATATGTATTTTATTAGTGATTTGGAATTTTCATTTTAATCTTCACATATCATCATTTGTATTAGAACATCCAGTGTTACAATTAGTTCATTATTTATATACGGCGATTTCATTTTATTGGTGGATAATTCTGGGAAGTTCGATTCGTTTCTCTGATATTGATATTTATTGTGAAGATGGATTTTCATTGTTTTTTAGCATTTATTTATTATTTCATGTATTGATTTTTTGGTATGATTGTTTTCTTTGTTTTTATATTTACAAGAGGTGGATAGGATAAATGATTTGATATAATATTATTATATCAAATGAAATTCTCTCTTTCGAATTTGAAAACTTTTATTAATAAAAACAAAACAGTAGTTGTAGTTATTGTTGCTATTGCCGTTATTGCTTATTTTAATTTTAACTCTCGTGAAGGATTAGAAAATAATTCTACACCTTCTACTCCTTCTACTCCTTCTGAACCTTCTACACCTTATCAAACTCCAGAGCCAGTTCCTGAAACCACTAATAATACTAATAATACTATGTCTGCTCCTCCTGCTATTAAAGCCACAAAACCAACACAAAATTAATTTTATTAAGTTGATTTCTTTTTCCACATAAATATAGCGACAATTGTGATATTGATAATAAATATCAGACTACTTGATATCATTAATGAATAATCCCAAATATAATATCCATGCAAAAACCATAATACATTTACTAGAATCATAAGTAATATGGAATAAACGGATAATCCATCGATTTTGTCTTCTCTCCAAGTATGAAGTAATTGTGGAACTGATTGTATTGTACCTACCATAGGTGCTAAAACGGCAATAGATTGTTGAAGAATCATTATATATTATATATTATTTTTTTTCTCTCACTCGATTTATGAATCCATTATCATCAAGAGGTGTTTCCTTATGATATTTCCCTTGGATTAATTTTTTAATAATCCAAGTGAGTTGTTCGAGAGATGCCGACAGAGTAAAAATCTCTTCATTTCGAATATTTAATAGTCGAAAATCTCTCGATTCCATTTCCATTGCTTTCCATAACCATGCATAAATAATTAATTGTAATTTATGGTCTAATGTTATCTCTTTCACACATTTAATTTCCCACACTGTATCTTCCGTGATTAAATCGACTCTCGCACTAAATCTATATTTTTCATTATTAGATGTTGTTATATCTCTTAATAAATCATCCAAATGAAAGTGTTTTAATTCTTGATTATAATGAATAATCGTCTGTTCAATCTTTGCGTCTTCTACATTTGGTATATATTTTTCCATTCGTTTCCTACATTTTTTATATACTTCCGGAGAGAGCCAATCATACTTTTCAATCTGTTTTAATTTGAAATAAAGTCTCTCTTGACATGCTGTAAATACATTTGCCAAATAAAGAAAATCAGCAGGTGTTTTATAAATAGTGGGTAATTGTTGTGCATGTTCTCTTAAAAATATATGTTCATCCGGTCTCATATCCGAGAGAATATTATGGATAATATTATATAATACAGGAGGTGAATCATTAGAACCATGAAAATACATACATGGTATAGCAATTCCATTTAAATCACTTACTTCTTCAATAATACCATCCGCGGTTTGTATAGTAACAGGAATATCAAGTTCTGTTCGGCGTTCATTTGAGAGAATAAATAATTGGTCAATTAAAGGAGTAATTTCATCAAGAACAGGTTCCGGAATAAATCGAATTAATTCTGTAGGTGTTACATTATGAATGATTTCTTTCTCTCCAACATTTGTATTTTGGTCTCCCACATATTCAAATGCTTTATGATAAGGTAATCCTTGAAAAGAAATATGAGATTGTTTTTTCATATGAAAATGATTTTGTTTTAAGAATTCGAGAGGTTGGTCACGTTCATTATCTGATTTTTCAAGCAAAAAAAGTCCATGAGTGGCTCTCGTACATGCCACATATAAAGTACTTGGACATACTTCATTATTATAATCTCTCCCATAAAATCGCATATAACTCTGGTCAAATCCCATAATAAATACGTATTTTCTCTGTCGACCCTTACAAGAATGAAACGTACAAAATACGATTTTTCGTTGAATTACTTTTTCATCTGCTAATTCGGTATCTAACATTGGAATATGACATCGATAACCTCTTCGAACTAAATGATTTTCCATTTTACGTACATGACTATTCGTACCTTTTACGGATGGACTTAAAATAAAAAAATCTCCTGGACAAGCACCCATAGATATCAATCTCTCTATATGAAATAATACTGTACGTTCTAATTGAAACCGTGGATAGCGTATATATTGAACTGCGAGAGGTCCTTCTCTACAAGAATGTAAACGTTGTTCCGCTAATAATGTTTCATTAATAAATTTTGCCATTTGGTCAGTAATACGATAAGACATTTTAAGAGTGGTTCGAATAAATTCATTGGATTTCAGATAAGGACGACCTTTCCAGATTTCTTCAGCGAGAGTAAGGAAACGAATATCAGCGCCTTTGAATTGATAGAGACCTTGCATATAATCACCCAAAATCATAAGAAGTATTTTTGTTGAAGAACACATCGATTCTAAGAAACGTTCCATAAATTGAAAATATAGAAATGTCATATCTTGTGTTTCATCAATTACAATAATATCTTTTTTGGGAATATGAATTCTGGGAGGAATATTTTCTTTTAATAGGTATCGAATTCCACTATCAGTATAAGCCGACGCATGAAAATATTTAACAGCCAAACTATGATATGTATGTACTTCTAGATTTTTAAGTCCAAGAGCCTCTACTTTCTCTCGAATTTCATGTCGTAACATAGAATTATAAGTAACTTGTAAGAATTTTGTGTTAGGCATTGATTTCGCAATACCAAGAACCGTTGTTGATTTTCCAGAACCTGCGACAGCATCTACAATTACATTTTTTCCATTCTTAATATGCTCTAACACTATAGATTGTTCATCACTTAATGGTTGCATATATTTATTGTTAAGTATAAATTTTATATATGGAAATGATATAAATTATAATATATATTTTCTTATTATCATGGCATCTCTACTGAATACACCAAATCCAATGATAACACCATTAACCAATGGTATTGGTAATAATTTTTATGATTCATTAAAAGGAACATTAATGTCAATGTTTGTATATAAAGGAATGTCCGGAAATCATAATTCTTCAGATGCTTATACAATGATATATATTTTTATAATTACGAATATTATTGAAACTGTTATGAAAATTTTACCAATCATTGTGGATAATTATATTAAACCACATGCAAATATATCAAATCAAATCACTGAATTAATTAAAACAACAGATGAAGAAAAAATAAAACCGAATGAAGCTCCCAAAACTAAAACAGCATCAATTACATATTCAGTGAATTTGGCAGAACAAGACAATATAATTGGACAATCTGTTATTGATTATGTTACAAATTGTAAAAATACAAAACATGTTTCATTTGTTAAAAAAAATTACATATTAAATCAAAAAGATATTATTGAAATTGATGAAGATTATTATGCAAAATTAAATTTTGACCAAGGTGTAATGGCAGACCAAAACTCAGAACAAAATAATCAAATTTGTCAAACCATTGAAATATTTAGTTTTACAAAAGATATGCGTGAATTAAGAAATTACATTCAAAATATTACAGAAAGATATATTGCTAATAAAAATAATCAATTAGGAAATCGTCGTTTTTATTTCAATGCGGTTTCTTCTACTGTATCCAATGATCAATTTAATAAAATGAAAAATGATGGAATGACACCTCCTTTTGTTGTTTTTACTATGAAAGAATTTAAAACAAATCGCAAATTTTCTAATTTATTTGGAGAGCATATCGATATTATTCGTAAAAGAGTTCAGTTTTTTATAAATAATAAAAAATGGTATGATGAAAAAGGTATTCCTTATACATTAGGTCTATTATTAGCGGGAAATCCAGGAACCGGTAAAACATCATGTATTAAATGTTTAGCAAATGAAACAAATCGTCATATTATTAATATTAATTTAAATTCACAAATTACTAAAAAACAATTAGAAAATTTGTTTTTCAATGAGGAAATTCAAGTATATAATCAAAATACATTACGTAATGAACAATATAAAATTCCATTAGATAAACGAATTTATGTATTTGAAGATATTGATTGTCAAAATGAAACATTATATCAAAGAAATGAAACCATACAAAAACCAAAAGAAATTAATAACAATAATAATGTTAATAAATGTGAGCCTGATGTTGATTTATCATTTTTATTGAATTTGTTTGATGGAATATTGGAGACACCTGGAAGAATTATAATTATGACATCAAATCATTATCAAAAATTAGATAGAGCTCTTATTCGACCTGGTAGAATTGATATTATTTCTGAATTTGAAGATTGCTCTCATCAAACAATAAAACAAATGTTTGAATTCTTTTATAGTCGAAAATTAACAAATGAAGAATCATTAAATATTGATGTTGTGGAACCAAAACGATTAACACCTGCTGAAATATCCAAGATTTTATTCGAAAACTTTAATGATATTGAAACCGCAATTGAACAATTAAATTCATTTACTGATAAGAAAATTCGCGAAGAGGAAAAACGTAAAAAAGATGAAGAAGATAAACGTAAAAAAGAAGAAGAGGAAAAACGTAAAAAAGAAGAAGAGGAAAAACTTAAAATAAAAGATGAAACACTTAAAATAAAAGAGGAAACACTTAAAATAGAAACAATGCCGGATACATTACAATCCTATAATTCAAATACAATATCTCAACAATATATTTATCGATAATATCAAACATGCGGTGAGACATTAGATAAAAATATAATTATATTATAAATAATTCATTGAATTACTTATAATGAATGAATCTACTCCAGAAGAAGAATTCGATGTTGAAAATAGAATAGAAACACGCACAACCATCCCACATCAAGAAAATAATAACGACGAAAACAATGAAAATAATATTCCGGTTTCGAATGCTTTTTATTTTCGTAAAAAAAGAAATATACAAGCCGGATTTTTGATTTTATATTATTCAGGAAACACAATTATTTATTTTTATATTGCATTTTACTCAGATATAAGTCAATCAATATGTATGAAACAATTATTAGATACCAATTACTTGCCTATTAATTTATTTACCTATTTGTTTGTTCATTGCGTTCTATACGTATTTATTGGTTTGTATATTATTGCTGTTTCCGCATATTCAATTCAAAAATATCCAGAAAGAGCAAATTTAATAAAAATATGCAGAAACGCATTTCATAACAAAATCGGTTATTTAATTATTTTTTACGCATTTATATGGTCTGTTTTTGGCATTTCTATATTATCCAAATATGGATATTTATGTGACCGATATACAATCTCTTATATTTGGATAACAAGTATTGTGAATGCTATGAATTCTATAAGAGCCATGAATTATTTTCAAAAAGGTGAATAATTTATTTACATTCTATATGGAAGATATATATATTATTACTTTAGTCGTTGAGAGTCATGGCCGTGTTATTGATTTAATAAATCATACTGATGAAAACGTTCGATTAATACATCGCGCTGGAACATTCCAAAAAGCATATACAAGAGGCGTTGAACATGAAACACAACAATTAGATAAATTGAAAAGATTGCTTCGTAAAGACATTACCTCTCCAACCATTGATATTTTAAATGAATATGTAGAAGAAGATAAAAAATCTTATACGGAATATATAAATCGTGAAAATTCTCTTTCAATATGGGGCAATCATATAATACGTTTAATTAATAAAATTAATCCTTGGAAACCATTATCTTTATTAGATACTACAGATACTACACAATTATGTGATATTTCTCCATTTTTAAGATTTGATAAAATGTATGGAAGAGAACCTCCCTATAAAGGTTCAAATGCTGGATTCCATATTATATCTATTCATCATCAAAATAACTGTGTTTATCCTCTAAAAAACCAAAAAGATGAAACTACAAATCTAATATTTCTAGAAAATTGGAAACCACTTATCCGTTCTTTTAATTCTACCGTAGAAGAAACAATAATGGACAAACTTAAACAAAATGAAATCGATAAAGAGAAAATTCCGGAAAAACCAGATATTCATAAAAATATAACAACAATTCGTTATGCGGAACATGATATTATTTTTGAAATCAAATTAAGTTATTTGATTGAGTTGTTGAGAGATATTATGCCAAATGCGAAATTCAATATTATTGATAATACTTGTAGTAATCTTCTCGATGAATTATCTGAAGACCTCGCTAAATATCAACAATATTCGAATCCTGATATTGAAGCACTTAGTGTATCTCCTGGAAGATGGGGAGGAAAACGTAAAAAACAAAGTCATTCTAATAAAATAAAACATAATCGCAAGAGAACATATAAGAATAAATCGAAATATAAGAAATGACGACTCCTTCCTATGTTTATATGTTAGTTTCCACCGATAATAAATCGACTTATATTGGAGCAACTGTAGATTTAGATAGACGTTTAAGACAACATAACAAAAAGATTAAAGGTGGAGCATATGCGACAGGAATGAAAGTATCTACAGGACAACAATGGACTCGTTGTTGTTATGTATCCGGATTTCCAACATGGCAATCGGCTCTTCAATTTGAATGGAGATGGAAACAAATCACACGTAAATTTCATAAAATATCGGATTTGACTCCGGTTCAAAGAAGAATGATGGCTCTCGAGGAATTATGTCAATTGGAAAAATCAACCGAAAAAGCAATTCCTTATTCAGAATGGCCAACACCTCTCGAAATACATTATGAAGAAAAAATATAAAATTGAAATATTTTTTAAAGTATAATTAAAGTATATTAATTCGCGAAAATGACATCTCAATTTCTTGGTATTCCAAAAGATGAAAACGAATGGTTACTATATGAAACTACAGTTACTATATTTGCAGGTACAAATAAATTAAACGATGAAGATTATTGGGATGAAATTGAATATTCAACTTATTGGGAAATGGAAGCAATCGATATAACAAAAAATAAACTAATTAAGGGATTAGAAAAAGTAGGTGTTCGGTGTGAAAGTTTTATCGTTATCAATGAAAATACACGAGATGGAACTCGTCTATGTAAATGTATATGTTCTTATAATAAACCTTATGAGGTTTATCACTCTGAATTCTTTTTAGAAGGCATTGGATTCGATGATGAAAGTACGACATTAGAATTTTGTTTTGAAAAACGTTTATAAAATTGATAATTGATTCGTTTTACTATATTATAAACTATTTATTATAATATAATTATGTTGACAGAATTAGAACAGAAATATCTAGACAGTTTAGATGAAAAAGAACTTATTGCTTATAGGATCGCATGTTCTCTCGGTTCTCTATTTTCATTAAATCGTTCCAATGGATATTTAGATTGGATTAAAAAACAAGAGACATTATCATCTACAAATAATACAAATAAACAATAAGAGAGGATAAAAAATGCGAAAATCGATTTATGCTTATATTTCGATTGCTATTTTGGCAATTATGGAAATCGCAGGTGATTTCTCTATCAAAGAATATGTGACAACCCAATCTAATTTATATTTATTTTATGGAATTGCAAGTTATTTAGGTGTTGTTTTTTTCTTAGTACAATCTCTCCTATATGGAAAAACCATTTTATTTGTAAATGCGGTTTGGGATGGTATGAGTGCGATTTTAGAATCTGGTGCTGCTTTTTTAATTCTTGGTGAGAGATTCGAAACAGTTCAAGAATATATTGGATTGGGTTTTATTATAATGGGTCTCTTCTTACTCGGATAATCAAAATACAAATATATAATGGTTGGAGCAAGTGTATTACCTGCTTGTATTCATAAAGGAAAATTATATTTTTTATTCGGGAAAGAGAATAGTTTGGCAGATACACCTGGATGGGCGGATTTTGGGGGAGGTGTTGACCCTGGAGAGAATATTTTAGAATCGGCCATGCGTGAAGGTGGAGAGGAATTAACAGGATTTTTAGGTGGAGAGAAAGAAATGCGTGCTCTTGTGCGTAAAAATGGTGGATATTTGCCTATGAGTTATGATACTTATCATATTCATTTATTCAATTTGCCATATGAACCATTATTACCTTATTATTATAATTTGAATCATGAATTCTTATGGAAACGAATGAATAAGCAATTTTTAACAGATACCAAATTATTTGAGAAGATTGAAATTCGATGGTTTTCCGTGGATGAGATGCGACGTAATCGCGGAAAATTCCGTAATTTTTATCGGAATATTGTGGATATGTTATTAAAAAAAGAAAAAGAAATACGTGCGTTTTTGAAACATGGAAGAGGAAAAACAGCGTCGAAAATCAAATCTTCTTCACGAAAAACACGAAAGAATACTAGAAGAAATTAAAATATATTCAATCTTGGCATATGAAAGTATAATTATTTATAGTTTCATTCGATGAATAAATATTCACTCTATAACCACCCGTATTACATTCTTGAATATGGATTTCAGTCGGTGATGAATCATATACTACTATACTAGAAAGTGTGTATTCATTATCATGAATCATATGAGTATTTGTACGTTTTGAAACTGGATATTCATATGATAAATTCATATGTTTAAGAGAAGATAAGATGCGTTTTTCGACGTCTTCAAGAGAACAATTCAATTCGATAGAGATGATAGACATTTTACACATTTGTATAATTAATTAGATAAAAATGAACAAATTCAATTTTTTATTTACATAATATATAAATGCCAGGAAAAAAACAAATCTTGGTAATTCTATTTTATTTTGCTCTCGCTTATTTCATTTATATCTATAGAATCCAAGGTCCGATTTATTCTGTAATTCTTGTGATTGGTTGTATTGTTTATATTTTTGCACAGGCTGGAAAAAAGAAAAAATGCGATGATAGAGGACAGAGTTGTAATGAATGTATTCTAGGAAATCGAAAATCGTATGTGGGATTTTTGGATGGTGGATGTCTCGATGTATGGCATATTTATCATATTCAAATGTGGGGAATTATAGGTA